CGAATACTTTGTGCTTCTTGGGGAGAAATTTTTGCTTGTCTTAAATCAGCTCTTTGTCTTTCATTTTGAGGACTTCCACTTTCCGCAGCACTCATCGCAGCACCTGATCGATAACCCATGTCTGCATCAAAATCATCATAACTAGGTATACCTCTCGGTCCTTTGTGAGGAGTATCTGGTTTTAAAGCTTTTAAAATACCAGCTTCATCTTTTGTAATATAAGCTAATTTAGTCGGTGTAGCATTTTCTCGTGATTTAAATTTTCGTGGAACAGTGACTGAATCAGAGCCTTTAGTATAATTTAAATAACCATCTTGCATTACAGCTTTACCGTTTTTGTATCCAGCTCTCCCACCATTAGCCGCTCTCATAATTCCTTCTTCTTCTACGATTTCTTCTTGGTCCGTGTTCCGTGATTCATAGGGATCATGTCCAATATATTCATAATACTTTTCACTATCATAAGCTATTTCACCAGCTTCCTCATAGTCCAAATCAAAATTATACATTAAATGTTCTATTCTTTTGATGTACCAATCCGGACCCGCCATTAACATTTCTTGTTTTTTAAGAGGTCTGTCTCCTTCGTACTTGATGCTCGGAGCACCTGTATCGATGACTTCTGATTCTTCAATAATGTCTGTAATTGCCATAGTCGTTTAAAATATCCTATTTCGTTGTGTTTTACAATCCCTTGGTTTGAGCACCTAAAATAACTTGTTTGACTTTTATGTGCACGTCTCTTTTAATATGTTCTCTTTTAGTAGCAGTCTCTGGATGATCTACATCATCGTCAGCTTCTTTGTCTGATAAATACTCTTGACCTGTTTCAGTATTAGTTAGTGTTACCTCTACTTCAGGTGTAATAACTCTAACCTTTTCACCTTTTATCGTTTGTATTTCGTCTTTAGCTTCTTGTTCTATGAAGGGCATATTTTCCTATGTTGTTGTGACCTCTGTAGGTCTTGAAATTTGTAATACAGAAGCTGTCATTTTTATAACATTTCCTGTGGCACATTGCATCTTAATTTTATCTCCTGCCTCTAAAATAATGACATTGTTAAAGGTCAGTAAATCAATACTCCCACTGGCATTTATACTAAAAGAATCATATTCATAGTCCGTTGCATCAGTGGCGTCATGCACTTTTACATCTACGGTTAAAGCTCCACTATGCGTATTATATAATTTAACGCTTTTAACTATACTAGAGGTAGCCGTCGGAGATTCATACATATCATCATACGATGCTGTAGATGTTATTTTAGACTGGATATTTTTATATACGTTTGCCATTATGACATGAAGAAATTAAATCTTTCTTGATCATCCTTATCTGGTTGTAAATAGGTAGAGTTTAACTGTTCAATAATAGAACTAATCGCTCTGTTAATTTGTCTTTGGTTATCTTCTGTATATTCTCGTTTAGGTTCTGGTAATCTTACTACTATTTTTGTCATTATCTTCTTCCATCCTGTTGTAAATCTATTTGAAAAGTTCCAAATCTCCATGTTTCTCCGGCACTATCATTCTCTATTTTTAAACTAGCATATCTTCCTCTAGCTCTTGTGTCTTCTTTAGTGGTTGCAGATGTAATTGTAAATGGACTGAAGGTACTATTCCCTGCTGTTGAAGAAGGATAGTCTTTTAATCCAATAGTTACTTTAGCATTACCAGTTAATGTTTTAAAGTCAGGTACAAATCTTCGCATCGCTAAAAACAATTCTGGTTGTTCTTGTTGTAGTGCTATATCATAAGATTCAATATAAGATGTTAAAGCAGTGGTGCTGCCGTCAGGATTAATTTGATCGGTTCCTGTTTCTTGTTCATAGAAAGTTGTTTGACCTAAACCCAGTGCTCCTATAATCTCTGGAAAAGTTCCTACAGCCCCACTATTAAAATAAGTTGAATAAGGTTTTGGATAAACGATAGCATCAATCCAAGAAGTTCTAATTGAATTTGTATTTACTCCAGTATACCAATTACCCATAGGGACTTGTTTCGATTCCCCATAATTAAATACTACATATTTGTCATTGTAAGTAGATCCTGAAGATGGGTAGTACCAAATAACTTCTGTGAATAGATTATTAATACCAGCCGCTACTTGTTGACCTTTAGTAGTATCAAAATTATCATAAACATAATCTTCAACGGCACATGGTAATGAATTAACCGTACCATCAAATGCAAAGAATCCATTGTTACTTAACCAATAAGCAACACCATCAATTTCACAACAAGCATTCTGGCCAATTAAACCACAGTTAGTGCCCACTTGTTCAAATCCAAATGTAAATGGCGAACCAACAAATTTCATTGAGTATAAAGCGTTGTCAGTCCACACTAGAATATTTTCTTTAGCAACGATGGCTCCTATAATTCTGGTACCATCTTGAAGTCTATACGTCCCAGCACTATTATCAGCTGCTGGCGCATAAGTATTTATTTGTCCTTGGTCCGAGAACCGGATAAACATATCATCTTGCGTTGTTGAATCTCCCACCGTTGTTTCGGTTCCTAAATGAATTAAGTGTCTTGTAGTTGGTGATATTAAAGTTAATCTACTTGCTGTTGGATTTCCTGAAGCTCCAGTAACATTCGTTGCATAATTATTTGTAGTCGTTGAAGCTCTTGCCGTGAATCTTGCTGATCCACTTATTCCTGAATCCCATGTAAAAGTTTTTCCATTTGAAACTGTTGCAACTAAAACTTGGCCCCAGTTACTTAATGACCAAAGTCCAGGCTCAAGTGTGACACTAGAAGCATTAACCGCTTCTCCCCAGCCATTCCAATCAGTTGCATCATAAACAATAGTTGCATCACTATGAGCTTGTCCGTTTGAAGTTCCGGGAGTTGCAGTTCCATAAGCACCCCTTGTAATAGTAGTTAAGTCTGGAGGTGTAATACCGGTATAAGAAATTAATTCTCCTGTGCCTAATACGCCAACGGATGCTACACCCGGATTAGAAAAGCCAGTACTAGAAGTTAACGTTACTGAAGTTCCTGAACCACCAGTTCCAGCAGCGTCGGCATTTAATGCTCCATCCAAATCATTTGAAAGACTTCCTGAAATATTTCCTCCATAGTTTCCAACACCAAATCCATACCCATAAGTTTGTGCGGCAGGACCAATTCTTTGATAAGGTTGAACAGTCATACTTCCACCTGTGGCTACAACTGAACCTGCTTGATTTTCTGAATTAATAGTAAATGTAACGTTTGTTGGAACAGTTAAAACTTGAAAAAGTTTATCCTCAAAGTCAGCAGCATTTAAACCAGTACCACCCGGCAGAGTGACAGCATCTAAAACTATCATATCTCCCGCTTCTAAACTATGCGCTGAAGTTGTAGTAATAGTACACGTTTTAACTGATGTACTATCTGTTGCTAAAGTGGAAGATGTAAAAGTTGTTTGTACTCCGGCATCATTGGAACGCCACGGAGTAATATCGTAAAGTTGTCCTTCAAAATAAATAAGTAAAAATTTATCGGTACCGATACCCACATATCTATTGCCATCGGTATCAACGAATGCATGAATTTTTCTAGCAACTCCATGAATTGTTGTGTCTGATAATAAAGAAGCCCATCCTCCTACTTTTTCAGGAAGACCATATCTAAATCTAGCATTATCTGAATCTACCCATCGACCATTAGCACCGACCGCTGTGTCTTGTTTATCAATCCCGGGTAAAAATTTAATGGATGTAAGAGCCATTTTTTAAGCTCCTATGTTGGGAATACTGTCGTATTGTTTTTATAAGCCCAGCCTCTAGTTGCATCTAAATAAATAAGTTTGCATGATTGACCATCGACTGTTAAGGCATCATCAGATGCGGCACTCATAATATTGGACCCATTTCTACCAACAGTAACATTGTTAGAATTAAAGTTTCCTCTTGAATCAATAATAGTAACTTCATCGCCCGTTGCTGGTGAAGCAGGGAGAGTTACGGTTAAGATAGCTGAAGAGGTATTACAAAAAATTTGATCTCCGGCAACAGCTAAATAAGGTGTGTAGGTATGATCGATAGGAACATAACCTTTTTCTAAAAGTGTAACTACAGTATTAGTTCCGTCAGATTTACATAACATAGTGGCTCCAACTGGAACAGGTTGCGCTGTACCTGATGCAGTTAAAACACTTAAAGTATATTTATTAGTTCCGTTTCTATTTGTATCGTCTTTTATAAACCAAACTCTGTTGGCTGTTGCTGGCATTGTAAGAGTTCTATTTGCAGCTAATGTACCATAAAGTCTAAGGTATATATTTTTACCATTAGAAGTAGCTCCATCTGTTAAGGTAAGCGTAACACTGGCTGCTGCCATATCTACAGAGGCTACCCCACTCGCTGCTTGTTCTAATATTTGTAAATTGGTATTGGTGATAGTACCCCATTGACCAGCTTTTTCACCGGTTGTGATAATTTCTAATTGTGTATTTGTTGAATAACTTGATGCCATAATTTTAATAAGGAACTATTGGTGTCCATACCATTGTAACACCCGGTCCAATTTCACTCCATGTTATCGCTTGTGCCACTCCTGAAGAAAGCGTGAAAGTGCTTCCTGTAGGTGTAACATTTGCGTCAGCTTCGATTGTAACAGTTCCTGAAGTAATTACAACCTGGTTTTTAACAGCAGTAACATTAGCATCAGCGCTAACAGTCACGTTTCCAGTACCTAAAACATATGATGATTTAGTTGGATCAACCTCGGCACTAGCTGTAATTGTAACTGTTCCCAGTCCTAGAACAACTTGACTGCTATGTGGAAGTTCTGTGATAGAATCAGCTGTAATACCAATATTTCCAATACCAAGAGTTACTTGAATCTTAGTAGGGGTAATAGTTACACTGTTTTGATTGGTAATGGACGCAAAAGGTAGAGATGCAAATCCGTAATCACTTCCTAAGAGCATGGTTACGCTCCCGGATCGATGATGTTATTGCCCTCTATCTTGGCCCATTCTTGAATTTCCTGGTAGTGTCTGTTGTCTGGATTATTTGGTACAAATAAAGTTTCGTTATCTGTAATTACTTTAAAACAAAATTGGTTATTTTCTATATATATTTTTTCTACACTATTAAACATAATTATAACTCCGCATCTACAGCAAAGTAAGAACTTGTGCTGCTTGATGTTCTTAAACTAATAGCTTGACCAACAGTATAAGGTGTTCCTGAGTCAGCATCTATTTGAGCATTTACTGCATTAATTCCGGGGTCAACCGTTCCATTTAAACTAACTGCTTCAACAGATTTACCAGAATCTAAAGTTTCTAAAGCAGATTCAGTAACTGTTGGAAAGGTTCTTAATGTTGTTGGATAAACAACAATCATTCTTACTTGTGCAGTACCCACAACCATTCCATTTGCAATTGACCTTTGGTCGCTTGCGTCTCCTTGCCATCTTGTATAGTATCTCTGACATCTTTCTAAATTTTGAGCAAACGTATTTACTTCAAAATCCGTGGCCACCGAACCGGCTTCCATTTGAATTCCAGTTATCCAAAAATTATTTGATGTACTATTTGCAAGGTTGACTTGACCTACGGCTCTATTTGCGTTTGTAACTGCAGCCCAAGAAGTATTTAAACTTCCTGAAGTATAATCAGTGCCAGCTCCTACAAAAAAATTTAAATATAAACTAGCATTATTATCATTAGTAAATGCTCCAGTAGTATCCGCCGGAAAAGTTATAGTTTTATATTCCCAAGTTGAAGCCGATGAAATTGTATAAGATTTTGAAACTTGTCTTGTATTATCAACATCATATAATTCAGCTATGTAAGTTCCTGTTAATACTGATTTTACCCAAAAAGATAAAGTTAAAGGAACTGCACTTGACGTTCCTTTTTTTAAATATTGTAAATTTTGTCCTTCTATTATTTGAGCAATTCTAATTGCATCTGCTGCTGCCGGGGAAGCATCTGCAGTTGTACAATCCATTTTAAAAGAGTTAGCAAAACCTTGGCCTGTTGGAACATCTGTATCTTGACTAAAAGTCCAAGTTCCCATTGTTCCAGCTAAACCAAATTGAAATCTATCAACAGCAGGATATTGTTGTGTAGCTACTGAAGCCGCTGAAGTCGCACGTTGACTTACAGCCATGTCACCATTGATTATTATATTCCTGAAGTTCGGTTCGCGAACATCTGCTA